GACTTGGTTTACTTTCAGTAGATTTATTGGGTGTGTATAAAAAATCAGATCGACTGATTCTTGTTAACTGATAATCAACGCTATCACGTTGAATAACCGCAGAAGTTATATCAATAATATCCGTACCTAGATCCTCATAATTAGTCCCTTCGGTAACGGTAAAATTACTTTTGGTAATAAGCCATTGATTTAAACCCCGATTGCCCCATTCAGCAACTAAAAGGTTTAAGGAACGACGTGCAGTCTCTAAATCGTACCCAGTACGAAGTTCAAGACCGCAGCGTTCATAAGCTTCTTCTATAAGCTCGTCTATACTAAGATCGAATGAAGTTGTCCCTGATGTAGCCATATTTTAATAACCACCGGGTTTAGACTTCTTCTTGCCTTTTTTAACTACGCCACCTTTGTTATAACTAAGGACATAACTATCACTTTGGCTCCAGTCTATTCCTTCTCGTATAGCATTTCTTCTGCGTGTTAATCCAGGCATACTTTCTCCTAGTTATGCGGTGCTTCGTAATATTTTAAGAATTCACCCCAAACCGTGTATTCATTACCAGCATCTGCTGTAGAAGGTATAACCAATAGGACATCGCCGGTATAACCGGATGCCTCTGTATTTATTAAACCACCTATATCACTGAAATCGAACGCATTGTCATACGATAAAGTTAAAAAAGTAACGTCTGTCGTTGCATCCCAATTTAGGGAAGCCGGTGCATCAGGGGCTCCGCTTACGGTGTACCAAATTTTATTTAGTGCAACGTGCGTGCATGAGTTACCGTTTGTAGTCGATGTATTAAGTGCAGAAACATCAACTAATGTTGTGCTACTGCCGCTTCCATCTGAATATACAGAACAATACGTGACCAGTTTCTTATCAAAGTCGTACTGAATAGTTGGTCCTGTGACTGAATCAGCCATGTCTACCTCCTATTAAGCGTCAGCAAATGGTGTTACTAAAGTTCCTGAACCTAATAACTGTCCCGCTACGTGGTATTTAGCACTTGCCATTGCAGTGAAAACTACAATACTTCCTACTAATCCACCTTTAGTGGTACCGTTTTGAGTAAACGTATCATTAGATGAAGCAGAAATAAAGCTCTTACCCGCTGCGCTATCATCAAGACCGGTATACGACCCACCAACAAACTTGTCTGTACCATCAGTTGTAATATCCATATCTGTAGCAGCAGTTACTACTATAAAAGTGAATTGGGCACCTAAGTTAGCTAATTGGTTTGGATCTGTTTTATCTGTAGGTTCTGTAACAACGATACTAGGAAGTGTGAACACTCCGTCTGCATCATTACATAAAAGAGGCCTACCTGCATGTAAAGCTACTGTAATTGTAGTATTAGCAGTTAAGCTGACAACAGAGCTATAGCCTGCATTGATAAACCCAGCAAGGGATCTTACTGGACCTGAAAAAGTTGATTTAGCCATTTTATTCTCCTAACTAAAACTGTTATACCATCTTGGAGTAAGTCTGCCGAGTCAGTTGATATAACAAATTATCTCGGAATCATTTGAGTATAGCAGAAAAAGTTTTAAAGGGAATAGAAATAAAGTGCCGGGTTGAGTAAGAAACCCCCGGCGGGGTTCCATAATTACGTATTAGCCTTATGCTCCAGGGCTACCAAATACACAACGGGGGTCAGACCACCCGAATGAGTATCTTTCGCGAGCTTTGTACCTAACATTACCAGTATCAAAATCAGCTTCCATCGAAGTTCTGATTGGTGAACGATCAAACATTTTGAATCCGTTCGGACAATCAGTCTTGATGAACCAAGCATCAGTATCTGTCAGATAATGATTAACAGTATAGCCTTCAGGGACGAGTCCCATGTTGCGTATAGCGTTAATATCATTATCAGCAGTGCTTACTCTGCCGGGTGATTCCAATATTCTATCAGACACGAACTGTAGCTCTTTAGGGATAATTAACTTAGTCCCTTGAAGTGCTACTTTTAAACCACGCTCGTCAGTGAAGGCAGCTATATCAATTAGTGCTTGTTCCAATGAAGTTTCGCTCAGGTCAGCAGATGTTGAAAGTTCATTCCGCAAGTTAGCACCACCCACAGTGGGGTGGTCAGTTGCGCAAAGTTCTTTCGTATCACCGCCAGGGTAACTTGAATTGAAAGCTCTATTTAATACAGAAGCTCCTTTGATTTGCTTGGTGTTCGCCATACTTCTTGCAAGCGCTCTAGTATATCTTGCCGATAATCTATCGTACAAGTTATCTTCGACCGCTTCTTCTGTAATGCTGAATGCCAGCGCGACAGTTTCATGTGTGTAACGTGACGTGAAAGCCTCTTGGGCTTGGTCAAACGCTACGCCTGCTCCTTCTGACTTAACCGGTGCGGTATCAAAGCCTGTTAACATTACTTCTTCCTCGAAAGCACGATCACTTGATTCGGTTTCAAAAATTGCTTCTGATTCCTTGTCATATCTATCGTACTCAAGGCCGAATAATGCGTTCAAACCTGGAAGTAATTCTTTGACTAATTGGGCTCTAGTAATTGCCATTTATATTACTCCTTATGTACCAGCGACTGCACCACGCATGTAATGCTCATTAATTAAAACAACTAAGTTTGCATTATCTGCGGTGAGATCACCGTTTACGTCGTCTTGGACCACACTCACAATTTTAAGCTGTAATGCTGCTGTAGTGTTAATGGTACTAGAGTCGAGTTCGCGAGTAGCAACACCAGTTGTCGTACTACCACCTATGCCCTCAGTATCAGCATTTCTGCCTATACATGTTTGGGCCGAAGCACCGTCCGCCTGAACAACAAACAATTGATTAGGATCGTCATAGATAAAAGCCTCTATGGCTCCACTTCCAAGTGCCGTTGTGCTGGCTGGATAGTAATTCTTAAAGGTAGGAGTTCCGTCAGTAGCAACATAATAACAATGCGAAAACGCACCAACTATATTAGGAGAACTAACTCCTGCTGAGTTGATAAAACCACTTGCAAATATGGTTAAGTCACCTTGGTAGATGCTTGTACCATATCCGGCTGTGCTAATATTGTACTTGTTAACTATTTGAACGGAAGAACCGGCGCTGTTCCCCTTATAGGGGTTTAAGCCAAAGGCTTTGTCTACATTTGCCATTTCTTGTCTCTAAATTCCAAGAATTAAAATCAAGAACCCTTATTCGGATGAACCTTGGGTTCCACCTATTGTTACGCGAGATTGTCTCTCAGGTCTACTGATAGACATCGAGGGGTGACTTCCATCTCTCAACATATCGTTATCGACAGCATCCATCTGATTTTGCGTTTTAGACGCAAAAAAAGCTTCTCTTTCCTGTACGGTTTCGATAGGAATCCTACATAGAATCAACCCGCCAACTCCAATCACTCCTTCAAATTTACCTTGTTCAACTATCGGAGATTCAAAGTCTGGGTATTCATCTGCTCTCACAGGTTCCCAACCTTCTCTAAGTCGAGCCATGACGTTCTTACGATCATCTTGGCCTCTGACCTCTAATCTCACCCAGCGGTGAACATGTCCTTCGGGAGGTTTTGGTGCATCCAATGCGGATGGCGGGGCCCATGGTTTTCTCGCTACTTTCTTTTCGCGAGTTTGGGCTTCGCGTGGTTCACGACTTTCGTCGATGTTTTTGTTTTCAGTTGTCATTGTTGCTCCACGTTATTCAACATATTTCGCGTACTCTTCTAAAGGCACACCCAATTTCTTTGCTATCGTTACCTGTGACGGTGTGAGTCTCACAGTCTTGCGCCCAGACTTAGCACTGCGTTTAGCAGATGCAACCGCTTGAGCGGGACGATTCGCTTGTGTTCTACCATCAAATTTATGGGGGAACTCTGTACGAATTCGTTTATTAACTTCATCATAATACTCATTACTGGTGGCGTCAAACCCTTCGTTGAGTAAATCTTGATGAATTACGAAAGAAGTCATGGTCATAGCCCTGTCATTTCCGAACCAAGAATTCTCTTCCGCCCAATCTTGAGCTTTAGGATCCGGGTCTGGATAAGATGGCTGGGCCTGTGGCACACTTTCTTGCGTAAAATGTTGTGGTGCCTGTACTTGTCCTTGACGGACATTACGCTCTTGATTTAAAGCCTGCACGCGCTGGGCTTCCACTGCAAGAGCAGCCAGTTTCTGTTGTGCGTTTACTTGTGCGTCGGTATCTGCTTCTTCGTTTGCTTTTCTTAGTACATTTTTCGCTGCTTCGGTTTCGGCTGTAATTCTGTTGGCTTCTGAAATAATATAATTGCCATCTAAGTTTTGTTTTTGTTGTTGTAAACTTTGATTTTCGGTATATACATTCTTTGCATATTCAGTTGCCGCTTGTTCTCTTCGTTCTGATTCTCTAAGTTTCCCAGTTAATTTATCTATTCGTTTCTTTACATTCTTGCTATATTCTTCGTGTTCGTCGGTTTCGGTTTTTGCTACTTCTTCGATTTCTACTTCAGGTATTGCTTCCGCACCCCCTTCGT